TGTTAACAAAAGATTATTAATTCCATTTTATTGGCGTGGTGATGTTGTAGGCTTCACCGGCAGATTATTTGAGCCATTAGAAAAAGTTAAATATTTTACTGATGTTCAACCTGGTTATGTTTTCAACATGGACGCACAAGATTGGTCAAGAAAGTTTGTATTAGTGACAGAAGGACCATTTGATGCAATTACCATTTCTGGTGTTAGCATACTTGGTTCAGAGATAAATGATACACAGCGAGATCTTATTAATGGATTAAACAGACAGGTAATTGTTGTACCAGACAGAGACGCACCTGGACAAAAACTTGTAAATCAAGCAATAGAATTTGGATGGAGTGTTGCTTTTCCAGAATGGGATAAAACGGTTGGAGATGTAGCGGAGGCTGTGTTAAAATATGGTAGACTGTTTACTATACAATCGATACTTAAAACAACAGAAAGTAGTAAACTTAAAATAGACTTAAAGAGAAAGATGTATGGCTGATTATACTTTTGATGTACAAAAATTATATTTAGAAATGATGATGGCAGATGCTGAATCATATGCTAGAGCTCAGAATATATTTGATCCTAAATCTTTTGATAGAAAATTACAACCAATTGCAACATTTATAAAAGATTATGTAGATGAATATAAAGTGTTGCCAGAGGTTGAACAAGTCAATGCTAAACATGACATTAAATTAAAGACAGCAAAAGATCTAGATCCAAGTCACTTCAATTGGTTGCTAGACGAATTCGAAACATTTTCTAGACACAAAGCACTAGAACGTGCAATACTTGAATCAGCAGACTTATTAGAAAAAGGTGATTATGCTCCTGTTGAAGACAAGGTCAAAGACGCAGTCAACATTGGATTGACTCGTGACATGGGTACAGACTACTTTGAAGATCCAAAAGGTAGATTGGAGAACTTAAAAAACTCCAACGGTCAAGTTAGTACAGGGTGGGCCAATTTGGACAAGAAACTGTTTGGTGGATTTAACCGAGGAGAACTTAATATTTTTGCAGGCGGATCAGGTGCAGGTAAAAGTTTGTTCTTGCAGAATCTTGCTGTGAATTGGGCCACTGCTGGCTTGAACACATTGTACATAAGTTTTGAATTAAGTGAAGCATTAACAGCCATGAGAATTGATGCTATGATTACAGGTATACCCACAAGAAAAGTTTTCCCTGAAATTGATAATGTTGAAATGAAAGTCAAGATGTTAGCGAAGAAGTCAGGTAACTTACAAATCAAATATCTGTCAAGTGGAAGCACAGTGTTGGACGTTAAATCTTATATTAAAGAATTAGAATTAAAAAATAAAAAGAAAATTGATTGTGTTTTGATTGACTATTTGGATCTCATGATGCCTAAGTCAAAAAGAATAAGTCCAGCAGACTTGTTTATCAAAGACAAGTATGTATCAGAAGAACTAAGAAATTTAGCGGCAGAAAGCAACATGCTGATGTGTACAGCATCTCAGTTGAACAGAGCTAGTGTTGAAGAAATTGAATTTGATCATTCTCACATTAGTGGCGGTCTAAGTAAAATACAAACAGCAGACAACGTGTTTGGTATATTCACATCAAGAGCAATGAAAGAACGTGGCAGATATCAAATACAGTTTATGAAAACAAGATCAAGTTCGGGAGTAGGACAAAAAATAGATTTAGAATTTGATATTGATACATTGAGAATTAGAGACTTGGCTGAAGATGCAGATTATCAACAGTTCAAAAAACAATCATCAACTATATATGATTCATTGAAACAAAAAAGCAAAGTGTCTCCAGACAAACCCAAAGAAATAGATCCTAGAAAAGGCGACGACGTGGGCAAAGTAAAAGCCACAGTAGAAGGTGGAAAACTAAGACAACTGTTAAATGAATTGCACTCGGATGAAGAACAGTAATGACATACAATATCTGTACGAAAAATTAAGTACAACATATCCACAATACACAAACAAAAAACCTAAAGCAAAAATTTACAGCAAAGCCTACACTAGTTTAATTGGTGTTATGTTGTCTGCACAGAGTCAAGATAAGAGAACGGCTGTGGCTTGTAGACAACTGTTTGCTCTTGCTGACACTCCAGAAGATATGATTAAAATATCTCAAGAAGACGTTATTGAAGCAATTCGACCTGCAGGACTTCACAATGCTAAAAGCAAAAATATTCTTGCCACAAGCAAAATGTTGTTAGAAAATTTTAATGGACGTGTGCCACAAACACAAAAAGAATTAATGACACTGCCGGGAGTTGGTAGGAAAAGTTCTGACATTGTAATGAGATTTGTTTGGGGGCAACCACACATAGCAGTTGATACACACGTTTTTAGATTATTATGGAGACTGGGTTGGGCAGACAATCTTAATGAAGCAAAAGCAAGTATAACTGTAAACAACACCACGCCCGACAAATACAAATACGGTGCTCATATGTGGTTGATAACACACGCCAAGTTGGTATGCAGATCTAGTTCGCCTGGATGTGACGACTGTGTAATTAAAGCAGTGTGCGATCATCGTGATGTTGATGTGCCAAAAAGTAAATTAAGACAATACCAAAAAACCCCACTATAATTCCTAAGTTAGATAATTAGTATTGCTCAAGGCAAAAACAGGCAAACTAAAAAAAACATAGGCAAATGAAAGACAAAGAACTAAACGACATAACAAGGCTATACGATAGATTTATTAGGCAATGTCCAGGCACAGAAGAATACACGCAAAGGCTTGCTGATGAAACTCGCATCATCCTTCAACTACGTTTCGTAGACTACTTCATCCAAATATGTGACATACTAGCAATTACGAGAGATATCACCCATATGACTCGTGGTTCGGCTGGTTCGTCTTTGGTCTGTTACCTACTTGGCATAACAGATGTGGATCCTGTGAAGTGGGGCATACCCATTGCACGATTCTTAAATCCTACCAGAGATGACTTACCTGATGTTGATATTGATTTCCCCCATTATCGTCAGGGAGAAGTTATGAATAGAATATTCAAACAGTGGCCCGGACGCTCGGCTCGTATATCAAACTACGTGCTTTATAAGGATAAGTCGGCTAAGCGTGAAGCGGCTAAACGTTTGGGTGCAAAAGGTAGACTCCCTCGCAGATTCACATACGAATCAGTTGGTGTTGATCCCGTAGAAGCAAAACGGATTGAACGCAAATTGATGGGCAAAAAAAGATGTATATCAAAACACTGCGGAGGCATAATAATGTTTGGAAGACAATTACCAAAAAGTTTATTCACAGCGGAAAATCAAATCCTGCTGGACAAAAATGAAGTTGAAGATTTAGAACACCTAAAAGTTGACATACTGGCCAACAGAGGACTTAGTCAGTTATTAGAAGTTGATCCTTGTACAAGATTAACAGACTATCCTGTGGAAGACAAAGCCACATCTGATTTACTGTGCAGAGGTGATGTGTTAGGAGTTACTCAAGCAGAGTCTCCGGCTATGAGAAGATTGTTTAGAGCAATACAACCCAAGTCAATGAAAGACTGTGTGTTTGCGACTGCACTAGTAAGACCAGTAGCAGTGTCAGGTAGAAAAAAAGCAACCATGTTTCATGACTGGAGCCAAGAAAAAATGGAAGACACAATAGTATACGAAGACGATGCTATCGACAGAATAGCAGAAGTTTTGAAGATAGACAAGTATGAAGCAGATATGTATCGTAGAGCATTTGCCAAAAAGAACGAAGAAAAAATATTTGAATTTACAACTAGATTAGGCAAACATCCTAAGAAAAATGCAATTATAGAAATGTTACAGAGTTTGTCGGGGTTTGGTTTGTGCAGAGCTCATGCAGTAAACTTGGGCAGATTAATTTGGGCATTGGCCTATCAGAAAGCACACAATCCAGAAAAATTTTGGCAAGCCTGTTTGAAACACTGTCATGGATCATATAGACGTTGGGTATATAGAACAGAGGCCAAACGTGTGGGCATAAATGTTGTGACTCCATCTAATTCTGATCAATGGGACACTCCACAATTTCAATACAGAAAGTACGGTTGGTGGTCAAACAAATATTTTATGCCTGGTATGTATGTGAAAGAATTATACATGGACAAGATTGAATTTGCAGGCATGATTGCTAACGGCAGAGTGTTTAGAGGATCT